TTCTTTTATTCGTTCTGCTAATTCATATTCAGTATCACAATTTAGTATTTCTACATCATCAAATTCAAAATCCATTGTTTTTATATATTTTGCTTTCATCTCTTTTCCTCCTTCAAATATTATATTTTTTCTACCAATCCTGCTTGGATTAAATCATATAATGTATCTATTGTTTCTTCACCTGTATATCTTACTATAGTTGCTCTATCTATTTTATTTTTCTTCTATTTCATTGTTATTTCTTTTATAATAACTTTTTCTATTTTTATACATTCTCTCAAAATATTGAATTGGGTCTACTAAATCATAACAAACTGGCTTTGTTTTATTTTCAAATTTTCTTTCTATTCTTCCTATTGCCTGGATTATTGTTGCTTTGTCTCTGTGTGGACTCGCTAATATTAGCCTGTCCAGTCTTGGTATGTCTAGCCCTTCTTTTGCTAGTCCGATATGTTGCAAATATTACTTTTTCTTTTCCTTCTCTTACTTCTTGTATTGCTTTTTCTCTTTCTTCTTTTTTTGTTTTTCCATCTATTACTTTTCCATATCCCAATTCTTTTTGTAAATAATACATTTGTTTTACTCTGTCTGTTAATACTAGTGTATAGTTTTCTTTACATTTTTTTAGGATGTCTAAAATAAGTTTATTTCTTTCAATGTCTTCTGACATTGCTGTTGTTAGTTTTGCATATTTTATTGTTCCGTCTGTTTCTTGACATTCTTCTGGTATTTCTTTAAATTCTGTTTTTATTTTTTTTATTTTTGCTTGTATTATTCTGTCTCCTATTACTTCTTTTTCTAGTTCTATTATTGTTTTTCCTATTAATGCAAACATTGCCTTTTCTGTTCCTTTTGCATTTCTATAGGGGGTTGCTGTTAGTCCATATTTATGTCTTGCTAATAGTTTATTGATTACCTTATAGAACATTCCAGCTTTTGCTGGCGTTCCGCATATTCTATGGCATTCATCTACTATTATACAATCCCACGTATCTGCATAACTTTGTAAGTCTATACTTTTCAGTGTTTGTACTGTTGCAAATGTTATATGTTCTCCTATTTCTATTTTTCCGTTTGCTATTTTTCTTAAGTCTATATTATCAAAATTATTTTTTGCTCTGTTATAACTTTGATTTAATAAGTCTATTGTATGCGTTATCCATAACGTTTTTAGTCTTAGTCTCGCTATTAGTTCCAATGCTGTTTGTGTTTTTCCACTTCCTGCTGGCATTACTATTATTCCATTCTTTTTTATTTTTGCTTTTTCGCATACTTTTTCTTGATATTCAAATAATTTTATTTTGCTTTTATATGTAATTTGTTCCCCTTGAATTATTCTGTTTTCAAATTTTTCTATTGGATACATTTCAAATAAATCTGTTATACAACCAAATGGCATTATTATTTCTTTTCCATTTATTTCATAGAATGTTAGATTTCTCGGTGTTTTCCAATTTGAGTATCCTAGTCTTTCATTTCTTATATAGTCTGGATTTTTTATTACTAGTTTTTCTTCTGCATAGTTTTTTATTTTTTCGTCTGGCTCTTGTATTCTTATGTTATTTGATACTATTATTTTCATGTGTTCCCTCCCAACTATAAGACAAAGTATCTAAATCAATACTTTTTCTATCTTTGTTTATAATATCTAAAGGAATTATATATATTTTGTTTTCATATTTTATTGCTAATACAAAATTACTATTTCCACATTTTTTATATTTCTTATATGCTTGCCATTGATTTTCTTCTATTCGACTTATTGGAAATAAATGTGTTTTGCTTGTTTTGCAGTCTATTAATATTGATTTATTGTCTTTTATTGCTATTAAGTCGCATGGTTGACTTCCTATGTGTTGTTTTGGTTCTAAATATGTTACCCAGTATCCTTTTTTACTTAATTTTTCTGCTAATTCTTTTTCAAAGCTATTTCCTAGTTTTTTATTATTCAATATTAAACCCCTCCAATATTTCTTTTTCTGTCATATTTCCTATTTCTTCAATTATTTTATTCAGTTTTTCTAGTAATCTACAAACAATTGATAAGTACTTGTCTATTTCTTCTAAATGCTCCTCTATGTAATTACATCCGTTATAATATCTCTGGAGTATATAATTATATGTTTCTTTTATCTTTTGCATTTAAACCTCCTCATATAATATGTTTTATATATCTAACTTTCATTTTTATTTCTCCTACTTCGTTAAATTTATATCTATTTTGTTTACTGTTGAGTAATATTCTGTTTTCCATTTTTGCGGATTTTCTGTATTTAATCTTGAGTGATATTCTATCTTTGTATTGATTTTTAATGTTTTTAGTTGATATTTTTCTATAAAGTTTTTTAATGTTTCTTTTATTTTTTCTATCTCTTTTTCCATTTTCTATTTTCTCCTATTATCTTTTTGGTATTTCATAAATTGGATTTTCTTCAACCCATTTACAGTTTTCTATTTGAACTCTTATAATTCCATTTTTATAAACATTTATTATTTCTTGCAATATTTCTTTTGCTCTTTCTTTATTTTCAAAAAAACCTAATACTATTTTTATTCTTTCATTATCACTTAATGCAACTATTGAAAATCCTTCTATTGCTTCATTTTGAATTTTTATATAATCATTTTCTATAAAAATATTTATTAAATTATTAACATTAACTATTTCATCTCTGCTTTGACTTAAAATTTGCATTATTTTTTCTCCTTTCCGTATTTCTAGTAACTAGTTTCGGTATTACCCGGAACCAAAAAATCTTATTATTTCAGTACTTTCATAGTTTTGTTACGGAATTACGGATTTTTTTCATTTCACTATCCTATATATATAAATATAAAATTAATAATTTATTTTTTTATTTTTCTATAATATATATATTTTTTTATTTATCCGTAACTATATATATACTTTTATTATTAATTAGCCTTACTCTATGTTTTTATTGGTTTCGGATTATATCGTAACTTTACCGTAACAACCCGTATTTTCCGTAACTATTTATCAAAGTAAATATTTTTAATCTTAATAAGTCTTTGTTGTGTTCCATTTATTTTTTGATTTTGTGTGTATTCATTTGTTTTTTCATCTCGTATCACATATCCTTTATCAGCCATTTTTCTTTTTATCCCATTCCAATTTATTTCATTATCTTTTAATATTTCATATAATTTATTCGGTATAAAATAATAATACATAATATTTCCTTTTCCATCTGTCGTTTTTTCTATTTTTCCCCAAACTTGTCCTGATGGTGGAAAGTTATTATTTACATCATAAAAATTATTAATATTAGCATTTGCTATATCTATTATTAAATCTATATATCTATCTGCTTCATCAATATCTTTTGTAAAATAGTCTTTTGCTTCTTCTAATGTTATTGCATTATCTTTGAAAATCGTTTCAGATACAATTTTATCTGCTAATAATATTGTTGCTATTGCATTTATTTGTTTTGGTGAATTTTGCTCTTTTTTTAAGTTTTCAACTATATTATTATATTCTTCAAATAAGTCTTCTTTATTTTGTATTATTTCAATAAATTCTTTTCCAGCATATCCATAATTATTTAATATTACATTTACTACTTCATTTCCATTTTCAATTATTTTCTCATTCTCTTCTATTTCAATTACTCTATTTTTTACTCCTTCTTTTGATGATGAGCTTGTTATTGGTTCTTCTCCTGATAAAATTATTATATTGTCCCATTCTGTTGTTTCTGTTATTCCTCCATCTACTGTTCCTCTGTCTTTCCCTTTTCCTTCTGTTAATTCATATATTAACGTGTCATAAGTTTTATATTTTGTTTTTGTAATTTGTAATTCATCTAGTATTAGTGGCATATTTCTTAAAAAATTACATAGTCTTTCAGAGGCTACTTTTGTACTATCTAAAGTTGATAGTAATTTCCCTTTTTGCGGATTTCCCCATATACTTGCACATATCATTTGTGCTACTGTTTTTCCATTACTTGATTTTCCCCATATATGCACTATAAATGGATTTATTTGAAATATTTTTACTAGTGGACTTGCAAAACTTGTTGCTATTAAAAATCTTAGTGTTCTACTATTTTTTCTTAATTTTTTTATTTCTTTTTCCCATATTTCATATTGTCCCTTTTCTGTTACTGATTCAAATATATTTTTATATGCTACATCTCCATCATATTTATATTTCGATGTATATGGTATAAAATTTTTGTTTATCCATCCTAAATGTGTTATTCCATCTGTTGTTTCTAAATTGTTTAATTCTATAACATCTGCTAAATATGTTACTAAGTTTTTTGCATTTTCTGAATTTACTTCTATTCCTCTATTTGCTAATTGGATTATTGCTGTATTACTTGCTATTGTTTTTCTTTCTACTATTGCATATTGCCATTGTTTTCTTTTATAAAATGCTAATTTTACCTTTTCTGTATTTGTGTCTATATTGTTTATTATTTCTATTGGTATTATTGGGTGTGGACATGCTTTTATTTTTATTGGCTTTATTGTTGTTGTATAGTCTATTCTGTATACTCCTTTGTCGTCTGCTTTCCATTGCCCACATTTTAAATTTTCAATTGGACTATCTGTAAATTCTATTATATTTCCACCTTTGCTTTTTAAATTTTGTATATATTCCTCATTTTTTTGTTTAAATATACTGTTGAATGCTCTTGTTACTTTTAATTCTTTTGCTTTTGTTCTTAGCTTTTCTATTATTCTTGTTTTACTTGGTGAATTTGGTAGTGCTATCAAATAGTCAAATATTTTGTCTTCTAATATACTTTCTTGATTTAGTTCTTCTATTTCATAAGGTGGATTTTCTTCAAGCAACTGCTCGTCTAATTCTTCGTTCAATTTCTTTACACCACCTTTCTTCTGTTCTCTTAAACCATAATACATCTTCTTCTGTTCCATATATTAATAAGTCTATGTAATATTCAACTATATCCTGTTTTTGGTACTTTTCTATTCCTTTTAGACTATGTGAGTAATCACATAGTAGTTGTGTTGTTTCATTTCTCCATTTTTTGAATTTTTCTTTTGCTTCTTGTATTTGTTTGTATCTATTTACTTCATATTTCGATGTAGTGCCTTTAAAATCTATTCCTAATAAACATATATCATTTATTTGTTTTGCACTCTCATATGCGTTGATATTTAGTAATTTTGATACTAATGTTATACAGTCACCTGCTACATCACAGCCAAAGCATTTGAATATTTGCTTTGATTGTGATATAGAAAATGATGGTGTTCGCTCTTTATGGAATGGACAGCATTGTTTCTTTTTTATTCCAAAATATTCTGCTACTTTTACTATATCTGCTCTTTCTTTTACTTCTTTTATTTTGTTCATGTTTTACCTCCTTAAAAAGGTAATTCCTCATCTGTTATTGATGAATTTATAATGTCTTCATAAGCTTCTCCTTTTTTGGGTAGTTCTTTTTTATTTGGTATTTTTGTCTCCTCTGCCTTTTCGTAAGATATTGCATAAAATGGTTTTACTCCTGTATGTACTTGTCCATCTGTTCCTTCAAATTCTTCTTCTCTAAATACTAATCCTACTTTTTTGTCTTTTAATGTTTCCTCATTATTTTCTGCTTTCCAATTAAATTCAAATCCTTCATTTGATTTTTCTACAGATGTTATTAATCCTACAAATTTTTGATTGGCTGTATTGGGTTCATATCCTTCTTCAAATACTGTCCATATTCCACTCCATTTTGGATTTTCTCTATTATCTTTTGCAAATTTCTTTTGATAAAAATCTTTGTATTCTCCTTCTGCTATATCAAATCCTACCTTTAAATATTTCTTTCCATTTGTTGTTTCTTCTTCTACTACTTTTTTTATTATGCATTTATATCCTCCTGCTTTTAATGTTTCATATTCTCCATATGCTTTTGTTTCATCATATCCTTGTGGTTTCTTCATTTTATTTTTCCTCACTTTCTTTTTTATTTAATTCATAATATTCTCTAATTGTTGTATCTACTAGCTTTAAATCGTTATCTATTTTAAATTCAAACATTTCCATTGGGCTTTTACATGTTGTATATCCATCACTTTGTGTTTCAAAATAATGTTCTTGTCCATCTGTTTTGCACATCAATACTATTGAAAATAATCCTTCTACAGTTAGTTGATTGTCTAACATTCTTCCCAATGTTTTTGCTTTTATTTTTCCTGTTTCTGTTTCTTGTATATGATGTAAAAAATAAACTATTATATCACCTGGCATCCCTTTTATTACAAAATGTACAAGATCCTTAAAATGTAATGCTAAATCTACATTTTTGGTATACCCAACTTCTTTTGCCCTTTCAAATGATTCGAAAGCCATTAAATATTGACTATCATCTATGACATATGTTTTTAATTTTGGTTCTTTTAATCCTTTCATAATTGTTAAATATGTAGCATTATCAACTTTTTTTAGTTGCTTTCTAAATGGTAATGGTTTTCCTGCTACATTAAATATTCCTATTTCTTCTGTTTCAAAATTCCTTAATGAACATGTTTTTCCACTTCCACTCTCTCCTATAATTAATACTGGTATTCCCATATTTATTCTCCTTCCTCAAATCGACCATATAAAGTGATGTATGTTTTACCATTTATTTTCTCAATCTGGTCTTTTGCTATATGTTTTATATTTTCTGTATATCCTAATTCGTCGTCATAATCAAACAAAAATTTTATATAAATATCTTCTTTCATTATCTTATCCTTAAACTTTCTCCTCTTGGCTCTAAGTGTGCAAAAGGTAATTCTTTTCCTTTCTCTAAATCAATTCTTATTTTTTCTGTGTCATTTTCTATAATAGTTTTTGTATATTCTTTTGGTACATCTCCATCAATTGTAAGTGCTTGCTTTCCTCCGTTTTTTGCTATATTAAATGAAAATAGATTTGTTGCAAACTTTGTTTTTCCTGTAGATTTCATTGCGTTAAATAGATTTGTTTTTAATGTATTTACTCTATTTTCAAATATTTTTGCACTATCTGTTAGTCTTTTTGCTTCTTCTTTTCTAGCATTTTTCTTTGCTTCAAGTTCTTTTATAATTTTTGCATATCCATCTGCTTTATCTTCAATCTCTCCTTCAATTCCTTCTAATGTATCAATTATCATTTGTTCATCTACTTTTTCATCATATAACATATTAAGTACTGTTTCATAATTATTTGTTAATTGATATAAATTACTCACTTTTAAATTCCTCCATTTCATCATCTTTTTCTAATAAATATTTTAAAAACTCATCATAATCATTATTTGTTTCTATGTAGTCGTCTTCGACCATTCTGTTTTCTAACATTTCTTTCTCCCTCTTGATTTCTACTACTTTAAATGTTATACTAATAGTAGAAATTCATATATTTAAGTGATTTTTTTGAACTAATTTTCTGATTGGCGGTCTGAAATTAGTTCTTTTATTTTTTCTATTTTGTCAAACGTAAAATCTTCTGATTTGATTATTTCTTCTATGCTAATTTTAACTTCTTCTAATTCATTAATTGTTTGTCTTGATATTGCTGAATCTTCTAATAGTATTTCGTGTTCTTCTTGTAAATCTTTTATTAAATTGTCTCTGTTTTCTACTCTTAAATTTGCATCGTCTAAGTCACTTTCTAAGTTATTAATTACTTTTTTTAACTTTTTATTTATCTTGTTTTCCTCCTCTACTGCTAAATTCATTAATAATGCCCCTAATACTGAGCCTATACATATTCCCCACATCATTTTTTTCAACTCCTTTCCTTTTTACTATCTTTTTCTAATGCTAGTCCAATTGATATTGAACAAAATATTGCTAATGCTATACTAAACATTGTTTTCCTCCTTTTTACATTTATTTCCACCTATGTTATAATTCTGTCGAAAGGTGGTGATTAGTTATGCATATATATGCTAATTTGCTTGGTAATTGGACTGATATTACTGAAAATGGTACTGTTGCAGATAATCAAAATCCAGTTACATACTTTAAAGATAATCTAACATTTGAAGAAAATTCAAAAGTTGCAAAATGTTTTGAATATGGATACATTCATGTTCAATATAACAATAAAGATTATCGTTTAGCACCTGAGCATATTCAAATTGTTAATGATTAAAGCTCTAATTTAATCATTTTTACTATTTCATCAGAACTTGCCGTCATTTTTATTTTTGCTCGTTCTGATGAATATTTTAAATTTATTGCATGAGAAATTTTTAACCAGTCTGTTTCCTTCATATCCTGAACGGCTTCTGCTATCATTAAAATCTTATCTTCCATCTTCTTCCCTCCTCTCTATCTTCTCTTACTTATCTTATTTTCTTTTTTATTCTTCTATTTCATATTCTGCTAGGTCATTTTCTTCTTTTATAAATTTTGCTTCTTTCATTTTCTCACCTTCTTTCATATTTTTATTTGACTTGATATACTCTGTATTGTTTTTATATAAGATTTTAATTCTTCATTTTCTCTAATAAGTTTCTCCATACTTTCATTTATATTTAAGTCCTTTGAAACTCTAATTTTATATTGCCCCTCTAACTTTTCATATTCTAACTTTCCACTATTAATTAGTTTTACTGCTGTATCATGTCCTACATGATTTCTTCTCATAAATTCATTCATACTAATCCATTCTTGTTCCACTTATTTCGCCTCCTTCAATTTCTCCAGTCTTTTTTTAGTTATTTGTTTTATTTTTTTTATATCTGTTTTTCCACTTTCTATTGCTCTTATTGTTGCTATTGGTATATGAGTAATATTTGAAAGTTCTTTAGTTGATAAATTATTTTCTATCCTATATTTTTGAAGTGGATTATCTTGATGTTTTAAATTACAAAATTTTTTTCTTTTTTCACTTGATTTATTTAATGTATTTTCTAAAATAATCCATTCTTTTTCTTTTTTTAGATATTTTTTTATTGTTCCTGAATCTATTTTATATTTTTCAGATAATCGCTTGTATGTATATTCATTTTCTAATATATCTTGTTTTATCTTCTCAATATTATTCTTTATATTACTTTGTTTTTCTTTTTGTGGAGGCCTCTTTATTGCAATTTCTTCTAAATCAATTATTTCTGGTGGGACTAATTCAAAATTATGTAATTGGTTATGATGTTTTATACATAATAAATTAATTTTTAAATAATCATTATAATTTGGATGATGTATTTGTATTTCATTTCTTGTGTTACATATTTGACATTTCATTTCTAAATTGCAATATCTTTCAATATATCTAATCGTTCTAGTTCTTATTTTATCTTTTTCTCTTTTCTTTTCGTATTTCTTTAATGTCTGTTCTTTTTGATACTTCTTGTATTCTTCATAATTAAGCCCTAATTCTTTCATTTTGTTATATTCTCTATAGCCTATTTTTTCTTTTAACTTTTTTTCTTCTTTTTTTCCTTTCTCATATTGCAAAAATTCTTCATAAGAAAGTTCCAATTCCTTCATTTTTCTATATTTATACTTTCCTATTTTAGAAATTATTTCTTTTTCATCTTTGGATAACATATCCTTCCTCCTTTGCACGTTTTGTGTAATTATAATTTAAAAAAAATTATTCGTATCAAATTCTGGATATCTAGTTTTTAATTTTGCTATAAAATCTCTACTTGGCTTTCTATCTCCGTAGTTCTATTTTTACATAAAAAGATGTTGAAACTCCTATATTTTCTGCAAATTCACTTTGAGTTAATTTCATTTTCTCCCTAAATTCCTTTAGTACTTCCATTAATATTCCTCCTTTCTCTAAATTCTGTTGTTAGTATATTACACGTTTTGTGTATTGTAAAATCTCATTTGTACACATCTCGTGCAGTTTTCTTTATAATATCTTTTATATGCTCTCTTTTTCTAATTTTATTTAACTTTTACACAAAAAGTGTAACTATTTTTATTGATTGTTTGCACATATTGTGTTAAAATATAAATAGAGGTTGATGTTATGAGTATTTTAGGTGATAGAATAAAAAAAGAAAGAGAAAATCTAAATTTAACTAGAGAAGATTTAGCTAAAAAATTAGGTGTATCTTATTCTGCAATTGCTATGTATGAACAAGGTAATAGAGAACCTAATAATGAATTAGCATTAAAAATTTGTGAAATCTTTAATTGTACTTTAGATTATTTAATGGGTAAATCTAATTATAAGTCTGTTTGGGAAGAATATGATTCAACTCATAATATACCAAAAATTATACAAGATGTAAAAAATTTTGAACCTGATGAAGATGAAAAAGAATTTCATTTTGCATATCACAAAGAAATGGAAGGCTTAACAGACGAAGAAATTGCAGATGCCTTACGATTTTATAAAGAAATGAAAAAAAGAATAAATAAAGATAACAAATAATTTTGGAGGTACTATGGAAATAGATAAATTATATGACATAGCAGAAAAAGAAAACATAAAAGTAATTAACTTCAAAATGAAAAATAAGGCAATTATTGGTCAATTATATAATAGTTTATTGTATTGGAATGAATTATTCAATTATAGCAGATTCCATTGAAGAAAAAACAATATTTGCAGAAGAACTTCGGACATTATTATTGTAATGCCTTATATGATTATGACTATACAAAAGAAAAAATTAACAAAAGAGAATTTAGAGCAACTAAATGGGCATTTAAAACTTTAGTTCCTTATTCTAAATTAAAAGATTTAGTAAACAAAGGTTATAAATATTATTACGAAGTTGCTGAAGAATTAGGAGTTACAGAAGAATTAGTTGAAAAAGCATATAATTATTATTTGGAGGGAAATTATGGCTAAAAAAACAAATTCAAAAATTAATGGAAAAGAATATTATAGAATTAGAAAAGTAGTAGGACATAAATCAAACGGTGAAAAAATCTTAAAAAATTTTTATGGCGAAAGTAAAAAAGAAGCAGAACAAAAAGCTGATGAATACATTAACAATATTAAAAATGGATTAATTATAGATTATGAAACTTTTACAATTTCTGATTTAATGCATAGTTGGTTATTTGACTTTTTGCATAATTCTTCAAAGATAAAACCCTCTACATTTCAAAGATATGAAGGCTTATATAGAAACTATATAAAAAACTCTGAAATATCAGGAACCAAAATTGTTAATATTAAATCTATGCAATTACAAAACTTTTATAATCGTTTATCTAAAGAAGGTTATTCCTATTCTCAAATAAATACATTAAATACCTTTTTAAAGGTATTTTTTAATTGGTGTATAGATAACGATTATATATTAAAAAACCCTTGTCTAAAAATTAATATAAAAGGAAATAAAAATGATATTATTAATCATGAAAGAAAAGATGTAGAAATATTATCTGAAACAGAAATTGAAATTATAAAAAAATATTTAAAAAATTCTACTTTTGAATTATTATTCTTATTGGATTTAGCAACTGGTTTAAGACAAGGAGAATTACTTGCTTTAGATTGGGAACATATAGATTTAGAAAATAAAACTATAAAAGTTGAAAAAAGTGTTAAAGAAGTTTATGTCTATGATGACGAAAATACAAAACATATAGAGACAATTTTTCAAACTCCTAAAACTGTAAATTCCTTTAGAACTGTCTTTCTTCCAAATGTTATAATTGATATATTAACTAAAATAAAAAATAAAGAAGGTTTATTATTTAAAGATACTGATGGAAATCCTTTAAAAGGAAAAAATGTTTCTACAGAATGGGCTAAAATTTTAAAAAAATGTAACATATCACATAAAAAATTTCATTCTATTAGACATACTTATGCTTCTATGTTATTACAAAAAGGTGTAGATATTGAAACTGTTGCTGAATTAATGGGACATTCTGCTATTAGTATTACACAAATTTATTTACATTCTTCATCTACTTCTAAAAATAAATGTGTTAATAAATTAAATTCTATATTAAACTGAGTGGCTAAAAAGTGGCTAAAATAAAAAACAGTGTATTTCAATTTGCTTGATATACACTGTTTTTCATTGTTTTACAATCCTCTGGTAGCGAAGGGGAGAAATGATTTTATTGTTTTTATTCATTTCTCAAAAATATTTTTTCCTTATTTCAAGCCATTTTTAGCTACTATCATTTTGAACTATTTTTATTCCATCTTAAACTAGGTGGCTAAAAAGTGGCTAAATTTTTAAATACTATTTTCTTTATTTATTAAAAATTTTTCTATCATTCTATAATCATCAATTTCAAAATCTAAACATATTTTTATTAATAATATTATAAATTCTTCCCTTTGATTATATTTCTTACTTAATGTTTTTGCTAGTTTATTTAATAATCCTTCTTTTGTTTCTTTCATAAACAATCCACCTCTTTCGTAATTTTTATAAATTACTGCCAGAGGATTATATTCTTGTTTAATTATATTATTCCTTCCCTCATTTGTAAATACTTTTTTCTTTAATTTTAACATTTTTATCTCATCATCTTCGACAACCATGTTATTATACTCTCCTATCAATTTATTTCAATTGAGCTCTCTTGATGTTTTTTATTGTACAATACTTTTTACCAAAATGTTAAAACCTTTTACGAAAAGCCTATTTTCATTTATGAAATAGGTATATTATTTTGCAAAAGTCACTTTTTGTCGTTTTTTGTCCATTATAAAAGCCCCACTAAGTGAGACTTTTAACTTCTTTTTCTGTTGTTTTATTTATTGTAATTTATATTTTTTATTTTGTATGTTGAAAATGTCAAATGGTTAAAATTTTTTTGTATTTAAAAAAAGTAGGTCATAATCCTACAAAAAGACTCCCATTTAGAAACTTAATATAGATTTAATTTTATTATTTAAAATTCTACATATTTCTAGTATAATTTAATTATAAAATAAATTTGCAGGAGGATTGAAAAATGGCAACCAAAGAAGATACTCATTTCAAAAAGAAAAAAAAAGTTCGGAAGTATGATATTCCGACACCAATGCATAAAATAAGAAAAATTAAAATTTTATGTAGTGCTAATTGTGAGCATTGTCCTTTTAAGCGGAAATGTTAATTTACACCGTTTAAATAAGAAGGAGCAAAACTCCTTCTTATTTTTTATTTATCTAACTCCGTCCTAACCATTTACAAAATCCTATTTTGTAGTTATTACTCCCATCTACTTTATATCTTACCATTGCTCTGTTGTTAAATATTCCTAAACAGTCGCAACTTTCTCTTGGATTTATACTTCCTATTTTTACTGTACATGCTGTATCTGAATATACATTTTCACTTGTACTTCCATTTTGATATGTTTTCATTTCAATATCACTCCCATCATTTTTTACTTTATTGTTTATTTCTGTTGTTTCATTTAAGTATGCTTGTACCATTTTTATAAATCTTTCCCAGCCGAAATCTAAAGTTCTATGTGGACAATTTTTGTTGCTCCAGTCTTGATGTTTATATACCTTTTCTATTCCCCAGCCTTTTTGCTTTAATAAATATGCCACATATTCTGCTGTCAATTTTTCTGCCTGGTTAAATCTTTCTCCTCCTGTTTTTGAGTAACATATTTCTATTCCTATTGTTTTCATATTTCCTTTCCCTTTTCCATCTCCTGCGTGCCAGGCATTTCTTGTAAGTTCTATCCCCTGGACTATTCTTTCATTGTCTACCGCTACGTGAAATGATGTTTTGTTGTTGTTTCCTATCATATAACTTATTTCTGACATTGCACTTGCGTCATTTGCTGTGTTGTGTATTGTTATTCCTTCTGCTTCCATTTGGTATGGACATTTTATACTATACTTACTTTGTGGCATTTTTACTTTAGTTATCTCCATTTATATTACCCCTTTCATATTCCTCTGTAAATGTATTTTCTTCTATGTTCTTTTTATATAATTCTTCTGAAAATTCTACTTCTTCTATTATTATATTGTCTTCCATCTACTTGTCCTCCTTATTGTTATTTAGTTTTTCTTTTACTTTATCTGGTATCTTAACTCCTAATTTATCGCAATTTTCTGCTAAGCTTGATATTTCCATTAAACATATATATCCTACTACAAAGTATAATATTAATTCAGTTCCTAGTGCAAATTTTGTTAATATTCCTACTAAAATATAAACAAGCTCGCCAAATTTCTTTGACAAGCCTGCTCTCATTACTCCACTTTTAAAGTTTTCGTTTTTCCACGCTATTACTATCCCTGTTAATATGTCTATTATTATTAGTATCATTGGCGCAAATATTGCCCACCATACATTTGTGAAGTGTATGTTTTGTATTATTTCTTCCATTTTCTTATTCCCCCTCTAACAACTTTTGCACTTCTTCCCTGTACTTCTCTGGTATTTCTTCTATTGTTCTTAAGCCTTTTTTTACTATATCTTTATAAAATCCTATCATTTTATTTTCCTCCTTCTAAAACTTCTAGCATTGCTAATTGTAAGTTTGTTATTTCTTCTTGCATTTGTTCCATTTGTGTTTTTTCTTTTTGTGCGTTTTCTTCTTGTATTACTAAATCGTCTATCTGTGCTTTTGCTTCTTCCTCTGTTTTAAATCCTACTATCCATGCTTCTCCTTCTTTGTTATATACTGTGTATGTTTCTCCTTCTTTTGAATAATTATATCCTTTATATTCTTCCATCTTTCTTTCCTCCTTTATATTTTTATCCACTCTTGTCCATTTCCATAGTACACTGGGTATTCTAATAATCTATTATTGTCATATATATTCGCAGTTAAAATATTTATTTCTTGAGTCTTTGATAATACTGTTTTATATCCCGCATTCGCTAATACATAAATAGTATCTTCTTCATACTTTGGTATACTATAAATATAAGCATTATACTTATCTTCTGTACTAACATAATCCGTTGTATTTTTTGTACTAAATATATATATGTTTGTACCCAAAGTTACTGCAGTACCTTTACAAAATTTATATGGTAAATTTGGCAATCTTATATATTCGTCTTTAAGTACATCATATTTATATGCATATAAACAACTAATATAATTACCACTACCATAATTGCCCAACAAATAAATATCTGTACCTATTGCTATTGCTTTACTAAATGATGATTTATGTGTTATTTGAGTATAAGTATCTGTTAATGTATTATATCTATAATCAAGATTACTAAAAATGTATATATCTGTACCTACTACTACTGATGTAGAATATTGCATTCCTGTTGGTAAATCTGTTAATTGAGTATAAGTATTTGTTAATGTATTATATTTATAGACATATTTGTTAGAATCTGTTTCACCTCCTCCAAATATGTAAATATCTGTGCCTATATTCACTAGTGAACCATCATAATAATAATATGGCATATCTATTAGTTTACTAAAAGTACCTGTAAGTGTATCATATTTATATGCTTGGTTTTTATTATCTGTACTACTACCATAATAACCAAAAATGTAAATATTTGTACCTATAGCTACTGCACTACTTTTACTAAATAATGGTACATTTATTAATTTTATAAATGTACATGTAATAGTATCATATTTATAAAAAAATGTAGAATTACTACCAAACAAAAAAATGTCTGTACCTACAACTGCTGATGTATAATCATCAAACCATTCAATTATATTAGGTAACTTGTTATATGTATTTATTAATTGTGCTATTATACATATTTTGTTGTATTTATATTTTATCTTTTCTGGAAATATTATTGTTGATAGTTTATAAACTTCTGAGCAATTAAATGAAAATATGTTATTTTCTACATTCAAAATACTAAGTGCTTCAAATTCATTCGGTAACTCTGTTACTTTTATAATCTCATTTTTATTAATTTTGTATTTATATACTTGTCTTTGAAACTCAGCATAATTAAAACCATAATTACCACTGTTTCCAAAGAAAATAATATCGCCTTCTATTATGACACTTTGTCTAATATTAATAGGTACTTCTTGTATTTTAATAGCATTTTGTTGCAACATATCATATTTATATAAATTAAAACCAAAAGTTATATACGCATTTGTTCCTATTAAAGTTACAGTTTTAAAACTTGAGGATTCTGATATAGTACATAATTCAGTATAAGTGTTTTCAACTGTATCATATTTAATAATTTTACAATTATAACTAGTTGTAGCTCCAAATATATAAATATCTGTTCCTATTACTTCTAAAACACTATATGATATTGAATATGGCATATTTGATAATTGAGTATATGTATTCTTAGTTGTATTATATTTATATATGGTTTTGCTATAGTTAGTTGTATTACTTCCTAAAAGATAAATATCTTCTCCTACTGCTATAACTTTACCACCATAAAATTCATATGGTATATCCCTTAATTTATTATAAGTATCTGTTAAAGTATCATATTTATAAGCATATTTTTTATAAGTATCTGTATTACTGCTAAATAAATAAATATCTGTTCCTACAACTGCTGTTTTACCTCCATAAAAATTATATGGTATATCTTTTAGCTTAGTAGATATATTTGTTATAGTATTATATTTATATGCTTGTTTTTGATTATCTGTATTATTACTTGTACAAAATAAATATACATCTGTTCCAATCACTTGAAGATTACCATATCTTGTATCATAAGGTAAATCTGATATCTTTTCATAATTTACTTGATTATTAGATTTTGTCTCCTCCGTCTTAATCCAAACCCCATCTTTCTTACTCGGCTCTGCTAACTGTGCATATACATTTAATCCACTTGATGAACTTCCACTCTGTCCCAAAACATTTCCTTGCATTAGTACACCACCTCTATTCTTGCATTTAATGCTATTTCTGGCACTTCATCATCACATATTATTTCTATTATGTTTTCTCCTGACTTTATCATACTTATTTTGTTATATTCTTCTTTTTCTTGTTGTCTTGTTTCTTTTGTTTCTGACCATATTGGGTGTATATTTACTTCATCTGTTGCTAATATCCCCTCTATCTCTATTGTTTTTGTTCCTTCTGTCCAGTTTGTTTCTATTTCTATGTTGTACACTTTCTTTTTGTTGGATTTTGTATTGATTAGTTTTAATAAATTTCCTGCTGTATCTCCATCTAATACATTTTGTATTGTTTCAAACCAAGTTGTAAAATTCTTTTCAAAGTTTTTTTCAGCTTCTATTAGTTTTGTTTCTCCTTCTTGCATTATTCTTTTTAGCCAGTCCATATATTGATTAAATATTGTTGTTGTATCAACATATTGTAGTTGGTTTGCTACTACTCCACAAAGCCCTGTATTTAGTCTTAAATCTGTTATATTTCCTTGTGTAATTTCAATTACATTTGCATTTACTCTTATATCTGCTAGACCAATTTCGTATATGTCGTAATCTCTTTGTAGTTCTGGTGCAACTGGATTACCTAAAGGTGTTCCTTTTTTTACATATATTTTGATACTTCTATCTGTGAAATCTAGCCTTGCTACTATTCTGTCAATTCTTGCTTGTAAATCGCTTTCTTCTATTTCAAATATTTCTTCTGGTTCTACCCAACCCATATATCCATTTATGTAACAAACTCCAATATCAACTTTTACATTCATACCTTCTGTTGCTAATACTTGCATATTTGTTGATGGATTTGGGAATACACCATTTGATATGAATTGACTAAAATATTTTGCAAAAAAAGAAGCCTCTTCGGCTCTATCAAATACTGGCATATTTTCGGCATCATATCCTATTATTTCTGAATTAAAAAATCCACTTCTCAATTTATATTACCCCCTTTACTTTTTTTATATTGTAGTCGTCTCCAAAAGTTATATCTATTTTTTTATTTCCATTTTCGTAACTTTCTGTAATTCCTACTATTCTTTTTTCTATATTAAATCCTAGTTCATCATTCTTGTATATTACTTTATCTCCTAGGTCAAAATCCTTTTGATATTCTAAATTTGATATTGGGTTTATGTTAAAGTTTGATGTTTCTACTTTGTTACATTCATTTAGCTTTTCTATTCCTCTTTCTTTTAACATTTCTTTATATTCTATTTCTGGTATTTTTATACTATTGCCTTCATCATCTTTTTTTTCTGATTGTATATCTCTAGCATCAACATATATTTCTTTTCTTTCTTCGCCTGGATTTATTTTATTAACAATTACATCAACACGTCTTTTACTTTTTATCTCATTACCTTCACTGTCTGTTCCTGTTTTTTCTTCAACTTCACCCATTACATAAGCATAATTACGGTATTTTGTTTCGTCTAATGAATATTCATCTTCTAGTATATTTTCAAAGTTTCTTGAAAATATCGCCCAAGTATTTTTATTTTGTGTGTCTACTCTGTCTAATCCTTGCCATACTTCAAATACCATTTTGTTATTTTCAAAGTCATATTTTAGATGTATACTTAGTTCATCTTCTTTACATAGTTCATAAATTTTGTCTAAAAGATTATCTCCTGTCATTTGTATTGTTCTTGTCTTTCCTAGTCCTTTTCTTTCTCCTAAAATTAAGTTTGGTATTTTTCTATTGCCTGAATTTATTACATATGTGTTTACTAGATTTCTTACTATATCTTCTGTTGTTTGATTTTTAAAGTTTTGTGTTGTATTTATCACTCTGTCAAATAATTTACTTTCTAAAAATCTTCCTGACCTCTGTATTTCTATTCCCTGTGTTGTTGTTTTGTAATTTAGTGTTTCTAGTATTCCTGTTTCTTGAAATTCTTTTGAGTATACATATACTGCATTTTTGAATTGTTCCCAATATTTTATTCCTATCTGCAAATTGAAATTTCCACATTCGTAATATTTCCTATTCCATAATAAACTTGAAAAATCATCTATTAATCCACATATCTGAAATTCTTTGTCTAACAATAATATTTCCATTTTTCTACTCCTAATTTATATTATTAATATACTATATTCCCAAATACTTTCTATAAAATTGTACATCTATGTCTATATTGCTACTTCCATTGTCACATTCATACTTTAAGATATTTTTTCCTATTCTTAGACTAAAGAATGTACTGTTTCTATCTATTTTATTTATGATATTTTCTCCATTTAATGTCACTGTTTTTTTTCGTGGATTTGTATTTATTTTTAGTATGTCCCATTGTTCTAATGTTTGATTCACTTGTATATACTCATTGTTGTTTAGTATTAGCTTTATATTGTCCATTTTCCCTCGTTTTGCTGTTACTATTATTTCTATTCCTGTTTCTTTATCTCCATCATTTACTAGTGGCATTACTGGCTTAAATGTCTTATATCCCATTATCTTTGTTGGACATATTGCTAAAGGGAATGTAAATTGTGGACTTATTAATGTTAAGTAATTTCCTCTGTTTTTGGCGTCTGAAAAATAGGGTTCTTCTGTACTTTCTAATACTAAAGTAAAATCTATATAGTCATACATCTTATTTGTGGCAAAATCCAAGGAAGATACCCTATATTTTATCTTCCTTTTTACATTGTTTCTTGTTATGTACATTTCTCCTTCTTTTTTGGGGTCGAAAAATCTTATTAAATAATCTCTGTTTTTTAATTCATTGGCATTTTTCTCTATGTCCCCTGTTATAGTTATCTCACGTGGTTCCACTTTTACAGATGTTACTGTTGCTCCATCTTGCTCTGAATTTGATGTATTTATTGTATATGATGTTGCTTCTATTCCTGCTATGTCTATTACGTGTATTTCTTCATCACTATTCATTATTAATTGCTTTTTATCACTTTTAAATATTAAATTGTGTTTATAGTCCATATGCTAACCTCCTTAGTTGTTGTTTGGCTTGTTTTTGTTCTTCATATGGGGTTGAGTTCTTTGAGTAGAAGTTTTGGGTGTTGTGTATATTTACTCCGTTGTCATTTGTTACTGTCCTTGGTTGGTCTCTTTCTACTTGTAGCATTGCTTTTGTTGTTAGATTTGTTGATAGTTTTGTTGTTTCATAGTCGACTGTTGCTTTCATTTTTTCAAATAATCTATTACTTTGTCCTGCTATACTATTTATCCTTTTATATAATTCCTTTTCTTCATCTTTTAGTCCTTCTATTCCACCCAACATTACAAATTTAAAAATCTTTTTTGTTTTTTTAGAAGGCGAATGTATGTCAAATGAAGTCTTTAATCTTGACAATATACCATTTGCTATACCTGAAGCTTTTGCAAATAATGAAGGTTCTTTTTCTTGCATTCCCTTCAACATACCATTCATTGCTTGTGTCATTTTATCTTTAGTTCCTTTTGGCATTTCATCAAAACTACCTATAACACCTTCAACCATTTCTTTAGTTTCTTGACTTATTTCTCCTCCATACATTTCTGTTTGAGCAACCATTGCAAGCCATATTCCAAGTTCATTTGCCTGTTCTTCTGACATATTTTTATACATATCTTTCCATATTTTTTTAACATTATCATTATGCTTTCCTTTACTTTTTAATAATTCCATATTTTTTTCTTGTTCATTAAATAATTCACTTTCTTTAGTTGCTTTTATCGCTTCTGTATATCTATTATTTTCATCTTCTAATTTTTTATTTACTTCTTGTATTTTACTATAAAAACCTTCTTCTTGTTTACTTCTTTCCAAATAACCATCTGCATATGCTTTATTTATTTCAGCAATTTCTTGATTAGCAACATCAATTTTTGACTGTTTTTGTTCCATAATTTTATTATATTCATTTTGGTATGCTTCGCTTTGTCTTTCTTCTTCTGTTTTGTATCTTTGATTTAATGCTGCTACTTCTTCAATTGATTGTTTATTTATTAAATCAATAGTTTTTGTTTTTTGTTCTTCTGCTGTTTTTAGCCATTCTTGACTTTGTTGTTTGTATCCTTCTAAACTTCCTTGAAATGTTTGTGCATTTGTAACAGCTTGTTGAGTTATTGCATCTGCAATAGACTGTTGTATTTGTATTTCTCTTTCATTTAGTTCTCTTAATTTTTGAAAATACTCATCTAATTGTTTTATTTCTTGTTGTGTATAATCCCTTCTTTCATCAGAAGCTGTTTTACATATTTTTGTTATTCCTTGTTGTACCTTATTCATTTCTTCCTGTAACTTTTGTTGTTCTTCTGAACTCACAAATAATTCACTATTAAAATCTTCTAAATGTGATTTAGCTGTACTTATTCCAGAAATAAAGTCACTTGCACTTTTACCCATATTTTCAAATGTTTCTCTAGTTTTCTTTTCATCTTCATATAATTTATAAGCTAGTGTTCCTAAACCTGCTACTAAACCTGCTATGGCTAAAGTTACAACTCCTACTGGATTAGTAGCCATCGCCATATTCCATAACTTTTGAGCTACTGTTGCTATTGATATTTTTCCTGTAAGTAATGCAACTGCTGTTTCTCCTTTAGTAAAAGCTCCATTTAAAACCCCTTGTGCTATTGTTGTTCCTTTAGCTTGTAATGCAAACAATGATAAAGTAACTTGAGCTTTTTGAAATCCTTGTACTACTTTTGATATATTTGCTGTTGTTTTAAAAATTGCTATTGCCCCTGTTATTGTCCCCACTACTTTAGCAATAGTTTTACCATTATCTAAAATCCAAGCCAAACCATCAATTAATTTTGGTAAAACTTTTGACATCAAATTTGCACCTTTTTCAATTAATTTGCCAAAGCTACTAGCAATTTTATCTAAGCTTTTTGATAATTTTCCGTTAGACGTGTCTTTTGTCAATTTTTCTAAAGCCTCTGTAACTGATTTTATTCCTTTTGTTGCTGGACCTTTGAACTTTTCATATATAGCTAACCCCAAACTTTCCATATTGCTTTGCATTATTGTTGTAGCACCTTTTAAGTTATTGTTCATTGTGTCAGCCATTTCTTTTGTTGCACCTTCTGAGTTATTAATTGCTTTAGTTAATTTATTAAAATCGTCATCACTTGCATTTACTATCGCAAGCATACCAGACATTGCTTCTTGACCTGCTATTGATGCTGCATAACTTGCTTTTTGACTTTCACTTAAATTGGCAAATTTCTTTCTTAATTCTTGCATTGTTTGAGACAATGGTTTCATTGTACCATCTGAATTTTTAGCTGATACATTTAATTTATCCAAAGCAACCGCTGCCTCTTTAGGTGGTTTTACAAGTCTTGTCAACATTGACCTTAAAGCTGTACCCGCTTGACTTCCTTTTATACCTGCATTTGCCATTAAACCAATTGCAACAGCTGTATCTTCAACACTATATTTCATTGAACCAGCTAATGGAGCTACATATTTGAAAGTTTCACCCATTAATCCTACATTTGTATTAGAATTTGAACTTGCTCTTGCCAATACATCTGCAAAATGTGCACTGTCTTTGGCTTGTAACCCAAATGCTGTTAATGCATCTGTTACAATATCTGAAACACTCGCCAATTCTTCCCCAGAAGCAGCCGCCAAGTTCATTATTCCTTCAATACCATTTAACATATCCTCAGTTTTCCAACCAGCCATAGCCATATATTGAAAAGCTTCTGCGGATTCGCTTGCACTAAATTTTGTTTTAGCACCCATTTCTTTTGCTTTTTCTGTTAGTTTATCTATTTCCTCACCTGTTGCCCCTGAAATAGCTTGCACTTTTGACATTCCACTTTCAAAATCACTTCCAACTTTTACAGCATATCCCCCTAAAGCTGTTAATCCTGCAATTGCTGTTCCTGTTGCAACAGTTAAACCTTTTAAACCTTTTTTTCCTATGCTTTCTAACTCATTTATTCCCTTTTTAAATTCTTTATTATTTAATTTTGTATCTATTGTTACTGAACCATCTGACATTTTCTCACCTTCCTTTTTAGGCATAATAAAAACACCAGAATTAATCTGATGTTTATTTTTATTATTCTATTTTTTCTAATTCTTGTATTTTTGTTTGTCCTTCTAATACTGCCCTTCTTCTCCTTGTTTTCTTTAAAGATTTATTTGTCCCTATAACTTGATTACTAAGTTTCTTTTCTACATTTTTTACTAATGGTATTTCTTCTGTAGTTGATATATTTACATACGATGTTTTCTTTCCTTCTCTTACTGTAAAACAATCTCTTATGTGATTTTCGTCTTTAAAACTTGCTATTATTCTATTAGCTTTTGCTTTAAAATATGATTTTTTTAGTTTATCATAACTTGGTTTTTCATCTAATTGTTCTAATAATTCTACAACATAATCTTGTTCTAATTTTCCTTCATCACTTATCATATTATAAATTGTATATTTTGTTTTTCTATCCATTCTAGCCATTTTATTTTACCCTCCTTATTCCTTTATATCTCTGCATTATTTCTTTAATTTTCTTAAAATTTTCTATACCTTCGTCTATATTTTTTTCTTGCCATACTATTTCTTCTAAATCTTTTTCTTCTAGCCAACATTGTATATTTTCTTCATTTACCTCAATTATCATTGCATCATATACAGCACTATTAATTTTTTTTGCATTTCTTGCTTTTATTTCATCTTCATTATCTTCTTTTTTTGTTTTTTCTAACAATGCTTTATTTAATAAATCAAATGCTTTTTCTTCTTTTTGTTCTTGCGGTAAATCTTTTATTTGTTTTGTTATTTCATATCCTTTATTAATACTAATAGCATTATTCTCTACTGCTTTATTAACTGTTTCTGGTGCTTTCTTTTGAATTTGTATTACTTTATTCATTGTAGTCCTTCCAATATCAGCAATATTAGCTAATTCCTGTATTGTGTCTATTTTATTATTATCGTTTGTATCATTTTGCACAAACGGTACTTCTTCTCCGTTTTTCTGATTTCTGAAAAATGGCATTTTGCTTTAATGTACTTAGTTGTTTTTCTTTGGCTATTTTGTCATAGTAAGGTTTAAATATTTTTGCTATATTAAATAAAATTCCATCATCAATATTTCTTCTAGCTTTTTGTGTAGTCCACGCCCAAATCATAGCTTCTTGTTTATTGTCAAATTGCATTTCTTTAGTCTTAAATTCTATATTATTTTTACTACAAATTTTATATCTATGATGTCCATCTACTATATATCCATTCCATACTATTATTGGATTTATACAACCATTCTTTTTAATATCTTCTTCTAGTAAATTATATTTTTCTTCTCCTAATCTTGGCAATAGACTTTCTAGTTCTATATCTATTTTTAATTCTTGCATATCGTTGTCTCCTTTATATTAAAGTTAGAGTTGTTTATATTCTCTTTCATAAATACATTTACAAACTTCTACTAACTTTTTATTAAATAAATCTATTGTATTTATTAATTCTAGTTCAAATTCTGTAAACATTTTATTCCCTTGTTTTTTACCTAATATGTAATTCATCGCTTTCATTTCTTCTGTTTTATATATTCTAATTATACTACCAGCTTTTTGTTTTGTTTCCATAATAAAAGAAACCTCCTTTTTAAAATTTGTATTTTAAGTTGAGATTTCTCTAATTCTATGTTACAATATTCATAGATAGAGTTAATCTCTATTTGTGTGAGATAATCTGAACGTTCGCCAAAACATTCAACAGATTATCTCTCTTCTTTTTTTAATAAATCTTCTAACTTTAAATTAAAAGCTTCTGCTAATTTTTTTAATGTTTCTTCTGTTACTTTTTTACATTTTGCATTTTCTATTGCTGTTATTTTTTCTCTAGTTAAACCTGTTCTTTTTGCTAATTCATTTTGACTAATATGCAGTCTAGCTCTTTGCATACGTATTGCCTCATCAGAAATCTGCATTTCTTTTACTAATATCATTTTTGCACCTCCTTTTTACTATTCGTTACATTATACACATTTTGTTATATGATGTCAATACTATTTGCAAAAAAAATAACTATATGTTATAATTTTTTTAAGGAGTATAAAAAATGAATAATAATATATTTGGAAAACGTCTTAAAATGCTTCGTGAAGAAGCAAATATGTCAAGAGCTGAACTATCTCTACAATTAAATACATCAATATCTGCTATTTCTCAATACGAAACTGGTACTAGAGTTCCAAGTGATGAAATAAAAATTTCTATTACACAACTTTTCAATGTTTCTTTAGATTATTTAATGGGTTTATCTCCTATTAAAAATAGCCAGTCTTCTGAAATATATCTTGCTTCATTATCAGGGCTAACAGAAGAAGATTTTAAAGAAATAAATAACTTTATACAATTTCTTCAATCTAAAAAGAATAAATAAAAGCACTTACATAAGTAAGTGTTTTTATATTCTTTTTATTTATTTTAATCCTATTTGTGATTTACTAATAACATTACCTTCTTTACTAAATATAACTCTTATCCAGTATCCTTTACTCATATTACTATCTCCCCAATCTAATATATAAGTGTTTTCTCCATCTAGTTTATTTTCATATTTTCCTAGTATAGTAACAACTTCTTTCTGTTCCATTTCTACTTTTATTCTTTCATACATTTCTAAAGTTATTTTAGATGGTTTATATTCAACTTCCCCTGTTTCATAATTATAAGAAAATTCGTTAATATGTGATTGTGAATTTTCTATACCACTAATAAAATTACTAGCTCCTTCTCCTATAGACTCAGCAGTGTCTTTCAATTTATTTTGTTCTATAGCTAAATTAATAATAAATATGATAAAAATTACAAATATAATTACAATCCCCCAAAACCACCATTTTTGATATAACTTTCCATTACTTTCCATAAAAGTACCTCCTAAAAAAATATTTAAGATACTTTAATGTTATATACAATCCTATATAGAAGTATAACATTTATTTTATGTCAAATGTTGTCGAAACTTGACAGTAATATACATTTTTTCGACATTTTATAGAAATCCTCGTGCAAATTCTTCTTCTTTTTCTTCTTGCGTCCTCATATCTGGTATTGCATATAACCTTTTCATCTTTTTATAATAATTTCTTTTTTCTGTGTCTTTTATTTGTGATAAATTTACTGACCTATATCCCATTATTTTTACTATTTCTGTTTCTTCATTTAATCCATCAAACAACGCTTTGAATTTCCACCAGTGCATATATTTTATTTCTTGTAAATCTATTTTATATTGTTGTAAAAATGCACTATAAATGTACTTGTCATCATATTTATAACTATATATCTGATTATACTTATTATTTCCTACATTTCCTTTGTTTGAACTTACTATTTCTTTTCCACATTTATAAAACCACATCATATTTTCTATTGCTTTTTCGTAGTTATTTATTTTTTGATATTCTGGATAGTACATTTGTAATGCTTTCATTAGTTTTAATTCTTTCGGAACTTTTTTATCTTGCATTAATAATTCAAATAATATTGATATTTTATAATCTGTATTTATTTCCATTCCTTCAATTTCTGTTGGTAATTTGTTAATTAATAAGTTCATTGTTTATATCATACTTTCCTAAAATATCGCTTATTTCTTTATCACTCTTTTGCTTTTCTTTAAGTACTCCATACATTGCTTCTAAACTTGTTTTAAAGTTTGGTTTTTCTCCTAATATTTGAATGGCACTTCCTTGTCCTAGTAGTTCATCAAAGAAATCATATATTATTTTACAAAGTTTTTCTCGTCCATCTCCTTCTTTTCCTTCAAGTTGTTTTGTTTCTTGAACTTTTTCCATATATTTCTCTAAAGCTTTTTCATATCTTTTATAATTTTCTACATCTGAAAAATCAAATTCCACTTCTCTTTCTAATATTTTCATTATTTCCTCCTAAAATTAAAAAAACGCCTTTTTATTGGTGTTGATTATTTATATTTTTAATAGTATAATATAGGTGTTCGATTAATATATGATTAAAGGACTAAAGTTGCAACTCTAGTCCTTTTTTGTGTCCTTTACTTTGGATAAACCAGTTAAACTATTATACTATTTTTTACTAATATTTGTATATACCTATCTTTGAGATTTATTTGTCTGTACTTGCTGTTTTTATTGTTCTTGTTGACATTGTTTGTGCTTCTGGTGTTGTTCCTTCTCCATTTGTATTTGCTGTAAATGTACAGGTTTTCCAATTGTCTGTTGATGTTGCTTCTCCTTCTTCTATTTCTCCATTTGCTCCTAATGTTCCACTTATTGTATATTTATTTTCGTCTCCTCCTGCACTGTCTGGTATTACATTGTATAATCTTCTTCTTGCTTTGTATGTTCCACTTGTTGCTCCTTCTTTGTTAAAGTCTACTGTTACTATTGGTACATTTATGTCTGTTTTTTCTAGTTCTTGTACTTCTGCTAGTAAATCATGTATTTTATTTCCTACTATTCTGTCTGCTTCATATGATTTTTCTGTTGCATATCCTGTTGTTCTTTTTCTTTTATTTTTTTCGTCTACATATTTTGTCTCATCTGTTTCTACATTTGTACTGTCTTCTGCTGATGTAAACCCTTTCATTCTTATGTATTCTGTTGCTTCTGCTGTTAGTCCCATAAAGTTTACTATGTCACTTCTTTTATAAAATCTTAATTCTTCATCCATTTTATAATCCTCCTTAATTAATTTTCATAATATTGGCAATTCATTTGTATTATATAAATTGCTGTTGTTTCTGTTTTTTGTAGTATGTATCCTGGCGAAGTACATTCTATTTTTTGTACTCCTTTTATTTGTGGTAATTTTCTTTTTTGATTTTGTTCTTTTATCCATTTCATAAAGTCCTCACAAAATTTTGAATTGGCTAGATTTACTATTGTTTGACTTGATATTGGTGCTGTAACTGAAAAATCAAATGTTATTTGTTTTATTGCTCCACCATCTGCAAATGTTTTTACTATTGGATTTACTGGTGTCCTATCTATTGAATAACTTTGTGGTTTATCTTTTAAATAGTCTACATTTATTTTTCCTTTTTTTAATAATGGACATGTTTCAATATATTCTTTTATTTCTTCTATGTTTGATTTTTCCATTACTTATCACCCTTTCTTTATAAAGTTTTCTACATCTTTACATACTTCTTTTCCTCTATCATTCATCATTCTTTTTTCCCATTCAGGACCTCTTTTTGGTGCTCCTTGATAATTAAGATTGCTTTTGCTATATTCTTTCTTTTCTCCTTTTTTAGCCCAACAACTTCCATTTTTAGCAAGCATTAATTTTCCTTTATAAAGATAGTGTGAATATGGCATTATATGCTTTATTGAATGATTATTGGGATATGTTACTTGTCTATATAGATTTCCGTTATCTCTTGGTACATAAGGCTCGTATAATCTATATACTGTGTCTCTTAAAAATCCTGTAACTTTTCCATTTTCGTCTAGTCCATGGTCTTTTATTATTTTATTTGCACTTTTCATTTTTACTTTTATATTAAATCCATTTTCCATTATTCGCTTACTCCAATTTTATAATGTTGTAAGTTGCCTTTTCTGTTGTCGTCTACACTTACAACTTTGAATACTTGATATTTGTTCATTAATTCATTTAAGTCAAATTCATCTTCTATTATTCCTTCAATTATGTAATCATCTGTACTAATATCTAGCTTTTCTGTTGTTGGTATTGTTACCCCTCCTGTACTTCCTTTTTCAAGTCCGTTTGTCTATTAGATTAGTCTTTTTATTGTGTCTGAAATAAACTTTGTCAAATTCTAATCTCGTTACACTCTCGTTATTATTAAAATGGTATATGGTTATTTGATGTATAAAAAATCTATTATTCATTTAACACACCCCACAATACAAAAGCGGTTTTCCGTCTACTCCAATTACATTCCATAAGTAAGTTGATAAAGTTGTTTGTATTTTGTTTGTATATTCTGTTTTTATTTCTTCTGGTGTAGAGTAAGTTTCTTTCCAGCCTTCAATTTCTTGTGATTTTAGATTTCCTATTTCTGCTATCTTTGCGTTTTGTTCATCTATTAAATCAATAATTAAGCAAGTAACATATTTCACTTCTTTTGGTGGATTATTTTCTTTAATTCTTCCAAAAGTTCTTTGATTTATATAGTTACTTGCTTCTATTACTAATTTTTCAAAGTTGTCAGGTATGCTTTCTTGACCTAACAACTCTTTATATTCACTTTCTGTTATGTATTTAAGCATACCTTACCCCCTATTATTCTGTTACTGTTGCTGTATTCTTTTTGATTTGTACTGCTAAAGCATTTGTTACTGTGTCTTTATATACCATTCTTCCTTGTAATGCTGACGCTTTTACGTGTTTTCCATCTTGTATTGGGTTTATTGCTGTTTCTGCCTTCCATGCGTCTATTGATTGACACCATCTTTTTGCATATATTATAAACTCAACTTCTTCTGGTAACATATAACATGGTTTTGTTGCTACTCCTGCTACTTTTCCTATTACTCCTTCACGTACTAAATCAGCACCTACTGTTGACGCTGTATTTGAGAATTTGTCATCTGTTAATAATAACAATTCTGTATCTGCTGATACTGCTATTCTCATTTCTGCTGGTTTTATTCCTCTTTTCTTCATGTTATTTACTTCCTTTGCTATTTTCTCATAAACGTCTTTCTTTGTTAATGCTGTTGTATCTTCTGAAACTGTTCCACCTTCTACTAGTGCATTTATTGCTGATTCTTCTAATGCTTTACCTACTATATATCCTGCACTTTCTAGTCTTTGGGCTCTTATATTATCTGGTACTACGTCTGCCTCATATCCATCTATTAATTCACTAAATGCTTTTTCTTTATCTATTAATATGTCTATATAATCTGTTGCTGATTGTGTCATTTCTATACCATTTAATATATCATAATCTGATAGTTTTATGTCTCCATTTCTTGTTGGTACTTTTACTGCTCCTACTGTTGGGTTTCCTTCATAATCTCTACTAAAATCATTTCTTATTGAAAATTCTTGTCTTATTAATGGAACTATCTCATTTGTATACCTTTCTTGTGATTTGTGTGTTCCGTTTGTTGCTATTGGATTAGCCATTTTTCATCATTCCTTCCTTTTATTTATATATTTCTGGATATTTGGCTTTTAGTATTGCCATTACTCCACTTTCTTTTGAGCTTATTGTCTTAACTGGTATTCCTGTTGCTTTTTGCTCTATTTCTTCTGTTTCTTTATTTTTTAAGTATTTTGGATTTTCTTTTAAAAACTCTTGTAAGTTTTCTTCAAAATTCCCTTCTTTTTTAGAAACTTTGAATAACACATAATCAACATCATCAATATTTACTCCTGCTTTTAGTACTTGATTTTCTTGTACTAGGCTTTCTTTTTCTGATAATGTCTTTTTATATTCTGTTTCTTTTTCAGCTTGCTTTTGTTCTGCTGTTTTTTGTGTTTCTTGCCAGTCTTTATATGCTTTTAGTTCTTCTTTTGTTGGCATTTCTTTTAAAATTTTGTCTTTTTCTTTTTTTATAAAAGAATTTACTTCTTCCTGTGTAAATGTCTTTTCTATTCCCTCAGTTTTTTCTTCAGTCTGAGTAACTGTTTTTCCTGTTTCTTCAATTTTTACATTTTCTACAGTTCCTATCTTTTCTTCCATTTTTACCTCCGTTTTAAGTCTTTAGAGTTAGACTATTTCCTTTGTTATTCTTTTTCGCCTGTAACAAGTAAAAAGGCATATAAAAAATTGGTATAATACCAATTTTTTCAACATATACTATTGATTATTAGCTTAATTTAATGTATAATTAAGTTAATAATATTATTGTTGAAGGTATGTGACCCCCTTTGGGTTGCACCACCTTCTTTTTATTTTCTTTTCAAAATTTTAAAAACTTCATTATTTTCCATTAAAATTATAGTATTTATCCATTTTCTATGTATAGAATAAAATATTTTTTTACTTTGTTCTATACTTTCTAATCTATTTAGCCCAGATTTATGAATGTCTACTATAAAATTATCTGCTTGCTCTTTTTTATTTTTAAATAGACCATATATTGTATTTTTACTACTACCTTGTGGTTCTTTTAAATCAAATTTTTTACTATTTATAATATAATCTGGTGTTTTTATATATTGTGGATTTAATACTGCTGGTATTATTTTTACTTGTCCACCATATATTTCTCCTAAAATATTAGCTACTTGTTTTTCTTTATCAGTATGTTTCATTATCACATTTTTACCATCTACTATATACTTATTTCTATTTTCATCAATAAAAAAATTCTGTTCCTCTACTTTATATTTTTTATTTCCATTTTTTAGGATTTCTTTAGTTATGTCTTTGTAATCTAGTGTTTGTTCTTTTTCTATCTTTTTATTAATTCCAACTGTCAATCTACTACTATCTTTTTTAAAATCTGTTTGATTTAAAAAATCATTTAATGTTTTGTTATGTGATTGCATTACCATTTTAGCTTGTCTTAATTCTTCTTTTATTTTCTTTACATCTAAATCTTTATTATTGCCTAATAAACTTCCTTGTAATCCTGCAATATCCTTCTTATTTTGTCTAATCTGTCTTTCCATTTTTCTCTGAATCTGTGTTGCTTCATAATATGAGATTTCTTTTCCATTATATGTAACTGTTTTGTTTGACATTTCTTTTAATTCTTTGTCTGTATATGTTCTTGTACTTCCTTCATAATATGGTCGCCAGTCGTGTTTACAATTTACTCCTTTAAATCCTGTTACTTCTCCATATCCTATATCGCTTAAATTTAAATATCCTTCTTTTCCACTTCTGCTTACTATTTTCCCTTGCCATACTGCGTGTTCTGGTCTAGCTCCTATATGTGCTGTTAGCTCCATTAAGTCCCATTCTAGTTCTTCTGCTCTTATTAGTTGTAGTTTTCCACACGTTTGATTTACCCCTGTTACTATATTCATTCTTACAGCACTTTCTAAGCTTAATCTTCTTCCACTTGGATATGTTATACTTACTCCTTGTTTTCCTACTTCTTTTATTGTGTCTATTATTGATTGGGTATAACTTTTTACTCCTGTACTTACTTCCATATATGCTTTATTCATTGCATTGTAAAATGTTGTTTGACTTGTTTCTGCTGTTGTCATTACAAGATTTTTTAAATTATTATTTGTTTTTTTTGCTGTTGCTTCTAATAGTTGCCACATACTTTTACTTTGTTTTATTGGTATTGTTTCTAGTCCTGCTATTTTATATATTTTCTCATCATATTTTAGTGATTTTATTCCTGCTTCTTTAAATATTTCTTTTATTTTGTTTTCTGTTGTTTCGTTGTATTCTGCTACTAATCTTATGATTTCTTGATACATTATTCCCATTTCTTGAGCTATTCTTATATCATTTTTTACTACTGTGTTTGCATACCCTACATTTGTTATTCTTTCTGCTATTTCTTGTATTATTTCTAGTTCTAATTGATTATATAAACCTTCTGCTTGTTTTTCTATTTCTTCCCATTGTTCTGGAGTTAACATTTATATCACTCCTCACTTGGTATTATTCCTAATGCTTCTTGGTTACTCATTTTTTCCTCTTGTATTCGTTGTAGTTCTTTTTCTGCTTCTTGTTCTGACATTCCTTTTATGTCCATTAAGTATGATTTTTTGCTTTTTAGTCCTATTGTTACTTCTTGTTGGGCTCTTATTTGTTCTGCGTTTTTATCTTCTATTATGCTGTCGTCTGGTGTTATTGTTATTTTGTTTGTTTTTATTCCTTCTAACTCACATATTGCTTGTACTAAGTCATATACTGCGTCATTTATTATTGACAAATAATGTTCTCGTGTTCTAAATGCTTTGCTATTTTCACTTACTACTTCTGTTGCTGTTTTTGTACTTTCTCCATTGAATTTATAGTAATTACTTCCTAATCCTACATTATCTGATAACCAGTTTAAATCTGCATTTATACTGTCTATGTGTTCTTGATATCTTAATGACATATCTATTTCTTTTACTGGTTCTTTCATTTTTTCACTATCTATATTTAATGCTTGATATATTTTGTCGTTTTTGTCAAAGTATTGTACAAATCTTGCATTTCCTTCGTTATCTGTTTCCATATGTCCTTTCATTGCTGATTGGTCTACTATTATTCTTTTCTTTCCTAGTACAAATTCATTGTTGAAACTGTCATATTTTATATCTAATGATTTAAACCTATCTATGCTATTTGCTAATATACTTATTCCTAGTGGACTATTTGTATCAAAGTTGTTTGCTAAGTTTGGTTTATATATTTGGAAGTATGGATTTGTTGTTCTTATTATTTCTTTTTCCTTTACATTTGGGAATTTACTTGTAAAGTCTTTTTCTTTTCCTAGTTCTGTTTCTGTTTTTGAACTATATAGTTCATTGTATTTTATATATACATCTCCTAAAAATTCGTGATATGTTAGATGTGTATAATATATTTTGTTTTTTCCTGTTTCTTCTATAAATCTACTTATTGCTATCATTCCATTTATGTAACTGTTGGTATATTTGTATGGAATTATTACATCTCCATCTATATAGTCTATTATTGTTTTTCCTAGTTCGTTTTTGTATTCTATTGTTGCTCCATTTCCTAAAGCTAATACTCTTTCTAAGAATATTGGAAAATTTACTGTAAATGAATTTTCTTTACTGTCTAATACTTCCCATAGTTTTTGTGTTGCTTTTGTATTGCTTAGTTCTATTTTTGTTTTTTCTGTCCATAATAGCTTTGTTATATCTTCACATATCTTTTTTGGCATATTCATTGTTAATCTTTCACATTGTACATCTGTTCCATTTATTCTTTCTGTATAGTAGTGAAAGTCGTTTACATTTCCTCTATACCATTCTTTCCATATTTCCATTAAATCGTATATTGTTCCAACTGTTACATTTATTCCTTTTTGATTTAATACTTTTGATATATTTTCGTATAACTCCATTGTTTCCTCCTAGTCTCCTAATATTTTAGTCCTAATTTTTGTAGATTATCTTTAATCCAATATTGAAAATTATCCTGTGTATGGTCTCCATATGAGTACGCATAATCTTTTGTGTATGTGTTATAGTATTTTTCTGAACTTAAAAAAGCCTTCTCCGTTTTATCTGGAGTTGGCTTTCCTTTTTCTACACTATCTTTTACCCACATATAGTTTTCATTTTCTTTTTTGAATATTTGATTATTTCTATTGTTTATTACTCTAAATTTTCTTTTTGATAGAAAATCTTGAGAATATTCTATTAATTGCTCTTTGTCTTTCCCCTTGTCAACTGGGTGTAATCTTCTTCCATAATCTTTGAAAAATTGATTTCTTAATGCTCCTTCTGCTGAATCTATTGTTTCTTTGTCCATTGTTGTTTTGTATCTTTTTATCATTGCTATTTCAAATTCAAATATGTCTTTACTTAGTTCACTTGGTGCTTTCTTTATTGTCTTTTCATGTGGACTGTAATAATATGTGTCTAATAAATACCAATATCCATCGTTTCCTAGTCCATAACAGCCGACTGCTGTTGCTGATGTTTGATGTCCGCTGTCTATTGCAAAGTCTATGTATATTATTTTTATTTTGTTTTCTTCTATGTAGTTTTCTTTTACATATTCTATTAAGTCGGGATTGTATATTAGTCCTTCTAATCCTATTACTTCTCCTAAGTATATCCATTTGTATCTTTTTTCGTCGTTTTGTTTTAGTTCTTCTGCTTCTTGTATTGCTATTTGTCCTAACCATTCTTTGGGTACTGTTCTATAATCACTTTGATGTACTATGTAGCTTTTATTTGTTTGTTTTTCTTCTGTCCATTTATTCACCCAGTCAAATTTATTTTTTGGTGGATTAAATGAATAGAATGTTATAAACCAGTCATCGTTTCCTCTCATAAATGTTGCTTTTATTTGGTCTACATCTTCTGGATTGTCCCAACCTGTTAGTTCTTCAAACCATACCATTTTTATTAATGTGTTTTCATCTATCATTCCTTTAACTGTTTCGTAGTCATCGCCACCTGCAAAGTATATTGTATTTCCATTGTTAAAGTTTATTTCCATTGGTGATAATTTCGCTTTATAGTCTATTCCTTCTTCTAGTCCTAATCTTTTACATGCTCTTTTTATTTCTTTGTATACTGATTTTCTTAGTTGGTTTTGATGTTTTCTTAGTATTACTGTTGAACAATTGTTATTGCTTAGACAGTTATATACTATTTTTATTGATATCATTGATGATTTTGTTGAACTTCTTCCACCTTTGTATATTTGGTTTGTTTTCTTTGAGTTAAATGTGTTCCAGAAGTGTGGTGATATTATTTCTTTTATTCTAACTTTCATCTTTATTTTCCTCTGGTAAATCGTTTATTATTTCTACTCTGTTATTGTTATTTGTTGTTTTATTATCTTCTGTTATTTCTCTTATTGTGTTAAAGGCTTGTACATCTCCTTTTAGTGCTTTTCCATACATTGCTACTATTAAAGCCATTTGGTTGTCTATGTTTTCATCTTCTATTCCTAAGTCTTTTATAAATTTTAATTGTTTTTTCTGTTTAAATGGTAGTGTCAAAAGTATTTCCATTTGTTCTTTCATTGCTTTTCTTTGCCTTCTTACTTCGCCCGATTTTTGACCACCTTTTGAACTATCTTTTTTATGTTCTTCTCGACTTCTTCTCGAGTTCACTTCTTCAATTGGTATTAAATTTTTCTCATTTGCCAATCACCTCACCTACTTCTATTTTATGTTATTTTGTTTTAAATCTTTTTATTTTATTACATCTTTCGACAGACTTCTCTTTTTATTTATGATATATTACTTTTTATTGTGCAAAAGAAAAGGGGTGGTTTTAATGAATTGTTTAATTGGTAAATCTATTGGTGATATTCATATTACTGTTTATAAAACACCTGATAATAAACAGTTTTTCTATCTTAAAGCTGATAATGAAAATTTATTGCCTATTTTAGATCTTTTAAATAACAGCTTAGATAATTTTAAGACTAATGATTGTTAGTCTTTTCTTCTTCATAATATACACACTCTGTATTTATTTTATTATCTATTACAAATATTCTTATGTCACATAAATTTGTTGTTTTGTTTTTGCATTTATTACAATGCTCTTTTATATATTTTTGGTATCTTTCTTCATTATTCATATGTACCTCTTTTCTTATAGACACTATATAAGATACATTTATAAAATCTGCACCCTAGAACTAAATGGCTTATACTTCAAGTTTTCACTTTACTTTTGCCATTTTGCAACTTATATTTTGTATCCTATATACTATTTACAAATAATTAAATGTACGAGCTTATTTATCAATTATCTCTTAGGCTACCTCGTATCTCCTAAGTTTATCTGGGAGTGACCCAGCCCCTGGCATTGGTGAAATGGAATTGCACCCTTTATTCTTCCATCGGCTTTCGTTTCCTAGTCCCCGTTGGCGTGCTACTTTTACACTATCACCAATATATTTGAACTTGCTAGGAAAGTTCTGCAAAAGTTTATATAAATAATGGATATTGTTTTCTTTATATTATCAGTTACCTAGCATACTGGTAATAGCATTTTTAAAGAGTTGACATTTAAAACATCAACTCTCGATTGTTTATGAAACCTAATTTGTCACATTGGGTTTAGTATTTCTACTTGCGACTTCTGTATACTATTATAATAACACATTTTTTACTGACCTGTCTTGTCATTCACTGACCACTTTATCTAATTCATCAAATAAATTTAATGCTATTCCATGCATTTTACAAGTCCTATCGTATGAATAATGTATATCAATAGATATTTCTTCTAAACTCATATCTTTTATGTATTTATCTGTTAATATAGTTCTATATGGCTCTTTCATTAAGACAATCTGTTCTAATATTTTATTTTGTTTCTCTTGTTCTTTTGTTAAAAGTTCTATTATGTAATTATATCTATCTAATAAGTTTTCTAATGCATAATTAGGTTTATTCTGTGCTTTAGGCATTCCATCTAAATTTTGTGTAATATTAATTACTGTCCATCTTTGCTTTTCATATATTTCTAATTGTTCTTTTGCCCATTTCTGTGCATATTTATAATTCTTTAAATCTTCTCTTGTCATTAATGAACCTCCTCATTAACTATTATTATCTCCCCTCTATTTCTCTTTGCTCTTTTATAATATATTGGTGTTTCCTTCTCTTGTTTTAATTTTCGTAGCTTGAATATTGTTTCATTAATTGCTCTTTCTAATCCATTTCTATTAAATAATTCCTTTAATATTTCTAATTCTCTATGCTCATATTTATAATTGTGTCTTTCTACTAAACATTCATAATATTTGTCTATATATTCTCTTTTTTCTTTTGCTGTCATATTTTTATAATTATTTATTAAGTCGTGGTCTAAATCACTTTTTAGCTTGTCCTGTTCTCCTACTTTCTCATATGCTATATTACATTTTTTATTTGCTTCTATAAGAGTTTTATTAAATTCTTCTATTAGTTCCAATGATTTCATTTGTGCCTCCTTACTTCAAATATATATTATTTATACTTGCTTTCAAATCGTATATTGATTCTCTATGTTCTTGTATTTTTTGATTTACCATCGTTCTATTGTTATACGTTGGCTTTTTTCTAAATACTTCATATTCTTTTTGTAATTCTTTATATGTATTTTCTAATCTCTTATATTGTTCTTGGTGATTTATCATTTGCTCACTTCCTTTTAAAACTCTATTTCATAAAACATAATATAAGCTGAATTAATGTATTCTATTGTTCCTTCATTATCTATTTTTATTACTTCACATTCTTTTATTCGTTCTGCTAATTCATATTCAGTATCACAATTTAGTATTTCTACATCATCAAATTCAAAATCCATTGTTTTTATATATTTTGCTTTCATCT